GTGTCATAGCTTTTTATTTAAATATTTAAACTATAGTCATACCAAAACAGCCTCCCTCGAGCAATATAGTAACAACTAGATGCGGATATAAAATTCACTGCTTCGTAGTGGCAAGATCCGTGGCAAGGACATCTGCATAAATTTACTGTGTACATTTCTCTCTACTTTTAAACTTTTATCAGTGTCATAAGTTAAGAATATTATTCTTATTCCAGGATAAAGAAATATCCCCGCTTACAAGACACTTAAATGTGTTTATCTTCCTGTTCCTAATATCATTTTCACACACTTGGTCTGAGACTTTACTTCCCAAGTTCCAGTTAATAATAATAGGACATTTAGTTGGAATTAGAAGATATCTGACAAATCCCAGTGTATCCTTATTATCTATAATAGTATACGAATCTTTATATGACTCTATCAGACTTGTGAACAGAGATATATACTGCTTATCGGAGAGGATTAAATGGGTTCCCTTATTTTTGGTATTAACAGAGAAACTATCCTTTGGTATAATATTACTTATCCTGATCTCATCCACAAAACTTATTTTACGTATGTGGTCAGTCAGTGAATTTATAGTATCCAGATTTCCTCTCCATATATTCGTATTAACTCTTACTTTTATAGCAGGATTATAATATTTAATGGTATTATAAATACTTCTTAAATTCTTCAGTGTGATAAAATCCTCATTATGAAAGGATATATTTATACCCTGTATCCCTATATCCTCTCTTACAAGCTCCTTTATAAATGCATCGTTGTCTTTTAGTCTTATCCCATTAGTGGTTAGTCTGACCATATTCAATCCGGTATCAAGTCTTAGTGTAGATATGAACCCTAATATATTCGGATGCAGTAAAGGCTCTCCCCCAAGTAAAATAGCTTCTTTTACATTATACTTTTCAACCAGGTATCTGATATTACCTAAGGCTTTACCACAAGGCAAATCAAGGGATCTGTCTGTCTCTGAATTTATACAATAGGCACAATTACACTGACATTTATTTGTGACTACAATGCTTAGGTAAGCATTATCGGATACTAATCCTATATCAGTAGGATAGTATCTGTTTTGCTTGAATATTTCAAGCGAACCTATTTGGATTATACTCATTTTTTTTCTCTCCTTTTCTTTTACCTATATCCTGTTTATACCTTAGCCTCACCGACATCTAAATATTCATAATGTACCATCCAGTATCTGCCATCTTTCAGAGGGAACAGAAAATAGCCGAAATGGCAGTACTTAAATACTGTCTTTTTATCAACAAAACAATGAAAATTATCTTCGTCATTGTCGCCTTCCCTTTTTAAGAAAAGGTCGGGCCTCCCTCTTACTGCATAGTAAGTATCTCTGTGTAATGTATATTTTTCAACGTATACATATCCAGAGTGCTCCTTAGTATCTGCATACTCCAGATATCCGGATATTTTGTCAAACGGGTAGTCAATATTACTTTTCACGTAAGAAACGGCTTCTGAGAATTCCTTTATCATAGCCTCCTTTTTTATATAGTCTTCAATATATCCCATGTTATCAGTCCTCCTTCGTCATAATTTCTATTTTTTAAGTAAATTATTTTCAGCAAGATAACAAAGCATTTCATAGGCGGCTTCTAGTAACGTATCCCCATAAATTGGAGTGGAAAGTTTACTTCCGTCACTATCCTCAGTAGTCCCGTAGTATACTCCCCACTCATCTATACATCTTTCTATTCTAAGAGAAAATACTTCATTTGATCTAGAGAATACTCTGGAAGGAATAACATTCAATAAATCTTGGAGAGTAAACACTCCGGAATCCATCCTAAATGAGTGGTCATAGTTCCCCATTTCAGCATCATAGTATCTGTCTAATACTACGATTTCTTCTCTTAAAGCTTCTGCTTCATCATAATCTATATAATTCCCCTCTTCATCTTCAAAGAGATGTACAACACTGGCTTCCTGTGTATCAACACCTAAGTCTCTTAGATGCCGCATTTGATCTATTGATAAAACTTGATCTTTCATGCTATAAGTGTTTTAGCTTTGCTTAATAAATCTCCGAAACACTCTACAAACTGATGGGCCATCGTCTCTGATGGGAAAGTAAGAGTATGGTGATTCGTATAAACTTCTATATATCCTATCCTTATATCCCCATCCAGCTTACTATAGATGTAATATACAAGATCTGATTCTTTCGGAACCCATTCTCCTACCCAAGCTTTTTGTAATCTTATCAGTTGAATAAGAGCTAATGTGGCTTCTGCTTCTACTTCTGATGCATGTAAATTTCTATCCCCACAAGAAGTTCTGCCTTTATTCTCTCTTAAATTTATTTTTGAATCATAACCTATAAAATACTCCTGTCTAATAGGTGTTCTATTACAAAATTCTTCCCAAGTTTTAGGTATTACCCGACAAATTTTATAGATATTTCCTTCTTTTATAAGTTCTGAATCATCAGGAATTTCAATAGTTATTACTTTCATATACTTTCTATTTTATAATTTCATACTCATCCGGGTGGAACATATAACATGTTCCTAATCCTATTACACTTATACCCACCCGATATTCTCCATCATCTACGCAAGATTCATCCTGGAATACTAATAGTCCTCCTTTGTGGAAATCAGGATGATATTCCATATCATCCTTTATTCTGACTTTTGTTCCCGCTGGATATTTATAAATATCAGGTCTGTCTTGTTTTCTCACTTTCTCTTTCATTTTTCCTATTTATATACACCTCCCCCGGGCCGGGAGAGTGGATAATTTATAGAGAAATCTTTCTACTGAAATTATTATAACTTTTATATCCATACATAGTAAATAAAAATCCTACTGTAGAGAGTATTCCTCCCCAGATCTTGAAGAATGAAAAATCATCATAATCCTCATCTGATTTGTAAAAAGTTACCCCTATTATAAATAAAACTACTCCTATTAATATCGCCATAATTCATATTTGTATATAAGATTCTCCTATCGTCCATCCCTGATCCTTTAATTCCTCCAGAACAGGCCTTATGGACTCAAGGGCCTCTTCTGTTGTATAGTCTTCAGGAAGGATAGATGTTACCTCCCTGAAAGCTTCAATAACTACAGTTATTTTCTGTTTTTTTGTCATATTCTGATTCCACGGTGCTGCATGATCATAATCAGATCCTATAGGACAATTTTCACTCATATTGTTTTGTTTCTTTTAGTAACCATACTTTGTCACTCATATTCATTATTAATATCAGAACACAATTGTCTTATTTTTCTTTCAATTTCCAGTAACCGACTATCTGACATTTGTCTTGCTCTTAGAAGAATAGTACCCATATTCTCTCTTAGAGCATCTCCGATACATCTTATAGCCATACCTGTACTATTTGCCAGCTGACCGTGATATGTAAAAGATATCTCATTAGGGTTTACCTTAAGAATATCCGATTCTTCAGCTTCCTGATACTCCTCTATCAGCTTCCTGAGATTTTCTATATCTCTTCCAAAGTTTCTTTCTTTCATAATTACACTTATTAATGAATCCATCTGTCTCCAATATTGACATCTACATCTATATGCAGTACAGATGTAAACAGATCACCTGCTTCTCTCATACACTTGGTCAGCAGGTCTGAAGCTTCCTGTACTATATCCTTTGAAGCTCCTACATTTACCTCATCGTAGGGTGTTATATAAAACTCTACCTTATCATATAGCCATCCTCTGCCCCTGCATTCTCTGAACATATTGATCAATGCGAATCTAAGTATCTGAGCACCAGTACCTTGTATACAGTAGTTGACTGAAAATTTCTCAGCTTCCGACTTTCTTTTAAAGTAGTGTCTTACCTTTTTCACCATATCTCTCTCCTCCTGGTCCCTGGGGGACTTCTTTCCGGATCTGTCCTTTGGTATCTCTCTGTACTTGTTCCAGAATTCTTCTGTAAAGCTTTCTTTCAGCTCACACAGATCATCGAAATCATAGATATGGGCTCTGTGTCCGGTCTTAGGATTTATAATTACATATCCCAGTCTCATAACTTCCTCTTTCCTCATATTCTGCCACGCTATAAGCCCTTTGAAACCAGATCTGTACCTGTTATCCAGTTCCTTTGCTCTTTCTTCAGAGAGACCGAAGTTCTGCATAAGGGTAGTCCATCCTCCCAGATAATTCCACAGGAACTCATACTTCTTTGCTGTATCTCTAAGATCACTGTGATATTTCTTAATATCTGCCGTGGACAGGCCTTCCAGTTCTTTGAATACCATCCGGCCAGTCAGTGAGTGCATATCCCCACTTCCTTCCAGGAACTCACTGATCATAGCCTCATCCCTTGAAGCATCAGCCATAAGAACAGACTCTTCCCCTTTAACGTCCTGTGATATCCACAGCCATCCCTCCCTTGGAATGAAGCATGATCTGGTTCTTTCATTCTTAGGAAGATTCAAAAGGTTCGGGTCTGTGGAACTGAATCTGGTGGTATCTGTTCCAAGCTGATGATAATTAGTATAGACCCTCCCGGTCCGGGGGTGGATATTTTCAAGGAATTTAGGCCCGTAAGTACTGACTACTTTCTCCAGTTTCTTGTATTTACAGTAGAGATCTACAATTTTATGGATATACCTCTGCGGCTTTATTTTCTTGGCATCACAGGTCTTTTTAAATCCTGTGGGACTATCCTTGTCTTCTACCATAACATCACATCCCAGCTCCTCCAGCAGAGGGATTACCTGTCCTGAACTGGACCAGTTGATATCACATACATATCTTTCGGATTCATGAAACATATCGTACTGAGGATCCTCATAGATGTACGGATATTGCGACATTCTCTCATAGGCTATTTTCCTGTATTCCAGATTCCCGTCCTTAACTACCTTGTCCAAATCCGGCCTCCTCTTAAGTCTTTTCCTTTTTACAGGAACAGTCTTTCCTTTTACTTTCTTTGTCTTGTTGGAATCCTGGACATTGTTTGTAACCCATTCTTTCTGTTCCTCTTTGGACATGGAATAAGGATCGAAATAAAGGATTTTCCCCGGAGACGGATGTTCCAGTGAATATTCTATTACAGCCTTATTAAGAGCTTCTACAGACTCCTTAAGATCCCTCATATCATCTTCCGCCTTCTCCATCCATTTTTCCCGGCTTACAATCACTCCGCACCATTCCATATAAGACAGAGGGGCAATAGTCATTCCTTCTATAGCAGCAGCAGTACACAAATCCTGTCTTCTAAGCTCCTCTTCCTGCTTATCAGCTATCATAAGAAGATATTTCACATCATCACATGCATACACTATTACCTCAGGAGTAAGGCCTCTGGAAGCTATCTCCGTACGTACGGACTTATCCATACTGACTCCTGCATATCTGTGGGCCAGTCCCTGTAAACTTGCTGAAGGATAAGAAGGGTACCCTAGATATATCAGCTGTTCATTCAGGAACAGGTCATACATATTCATAATACATATCCTGTGATTATGCAGGTATTTGGCATCAAACTTACCATTAACTACTATAAACTGTATGTCCTCAGATTCCAGCAACTCCTTATATAGTTGTATATCAATAGTATAAGTGTCAACAAGGATTTGTATATCAAAGTTTCCAAGCTGTATACACCTGATATTTCCTGAATGACAGTCCAGTGAAGTAGTCTCAGTATCGAATCCTATTCTTTTCATACTGCGGAGGATATCCAGGGATTTCTCCACAGACATCCTCCCGTATTTATCAGAGGTTCCGAACAGGTCAGTATTATTACTTACTACATATCTCATTTTTTTTTACTTTATGCCATACTATATACTTATCGAAATCTATCTTCCACTTGTGCTTGTCGAAGAATTCACTTCCGAGGATTCCTGTAACATTAAGGCCCTCCCTGTTGCTGAACTCTCTCAGTCCTTTCAGGTCTGAGACCAGAAAGTCCTCATTGAATTCCATATTCCTGATATTAAATCTGACCTGCATACCATAGGAATCCATAATAGCTCCGTTCCCCACCTGTATCTTATCTCCTTCGGCTATTGTCTTCCCTTTCAGCTTATCCTTTATAGTATACAGGAATTGAATATCAAGGCAGTTCTGGTGAGCTCCGGAATCCAGAAGGAACCTGCATTTCTTACCATACAGGTGAACAATGATCATCGGAGTCTTTGTTCTTTCGAAATAATCCTCAAAAGAGAAAAACTCCCATTCTTTTGTATTCTCATTGTTCCTGTTCAGATCCCTTGAGATTCTCAGGGTAATAAGATATACCGGCCACAATGCCAGTAATAAAAATGCCAGACATACCATCCCCATATTACCTCCTTCCGGTGGAGCCGAATCCTCCTCTGGACTCATTTCCCAGATGTTGTACTTCCACAAATTCAATTTTCTTCGTGAACAACCACTTTATCTTCTGCCATGGTGTTGCAAACTGGTTAGGCTGTATCCTGAACTGTGCTATTCTGTCTCCCTTCTTCACAACAGCCCTGTCAAATGGCAGGCATGTCATTCTCCACACATCATCATCCCCGCAATACGACGAATCTATAATTCCGAATGAATTCGGAACTATAAATCCGTATGTTTTGAATGTTGAGCTTCTTGGAGCTATGATAGCTTCAAATCCTTCAGGGAGTTCCATAGATATCCCAAGGCTTATGAGAGTATAGCAACCCTTCTCCAGGACTTTGTCTTCGGCAGATCTCAGGTCTATCCAGTCCCCTTTTTTATCTATATACATCTCTGTTCTGGCAGAATGTAGTTTGTATCTTATTTTCATATTACATTAATGTTAGTAATTTCTCTTCTGTAATTATTTACATATGTGTCATAGGAATAGTTGAATATTCCTGTACTGATATGCCATCGGCATTCCCTATACAGCCGTACCCATCCCTTGTATACTGTGCCTTTATCGTCCACAAATCCGTTTGTATTCAGTGACATCCTGAAATCCCACTGTATAGGGCCGGGAGAGCTGGTATTAATAGTGATGAAGGAGAATACAGGGTCTACAGTATATTCCCTGAAATCAGGATCCTTCTCTATAATACTCTTCAACCCTTGTACATACATGCAGGCTTGGATGTAATACCCGTACCTGGTTACAGAGTCAGGGAAATATTCTTCCCATTTTCCTGTAGTTTTCAGGTCATAGATCTTTATGGTTTTCCTGATATGGTTGACGATGATAAGGTCAGGCATAAATTTATACTCACCGACATATTTCACATTGGCTATAAACTTCAGCTGGGTAAACATTTCTGTTTCTCCGTTGTTACTGCAACGGGGATATACAGGGCTGTCAAGGAGTATCTCGGAAGCTCTCAGCAGTGACTCATACTGATCTACTGACAGTATCTTCTTTCCCTCAGTCAACAGGCTGTAATACTTCCCCGCAGACTTTACTATCTTATCCACCCTAGTGTCATCCTTCCAGTTAGTTTGATAGTCATGCATATTTGCAGCAGTGACAATAACCTGTTTCGGGATTGAATCCAGTGCTTTACCCGGAAAGGCATTGTGAATGGAATCTGCTATACTTTTAAGTTTGTCTCCCGGCATATCACAGTCGGCCAGGAAAGAAAAGTTCTTCCTGATGTATACAGGGCCTTCAAATACTATTCTGTCCATCAATGCCCCTCTCTCCAGATACCTGTCTGTATCCGTATCATGGTCAAGGTATTTCTTTATAGCCTGAGGTCCTTCCCTGTTGTAGGCACTGAGCATTGAATAGGATATCAGATCCATAGATCTGTATTCCTCATCTGTTATATCTTTTGACAGGTCTTTAAAGCTTTTCATACTAATTGTTTTAAAATGTGTTCAGCTCTGTCCAGGGCATCCATATCCACACTGATATGCAGATCAGGATTCCTGTTGAATTTCTCTCTGATCAGGCTGATAATATTGATTACGGTCTCATATTCCCTGTTTTTCAGGGAATCCACTGATGCTCTCAGGTAATTTACTGGTATAGACTGTATCAGGCTGATGATTTTCCGTTCTTCTTCATTCATGTCTTCATTTTGTTTTTAATTTCTTCAATACACTTCTTCATGCTGTGTACCGTCGTTACTTCAAAAAACCTCACCTCCAGGCCCTGATGGTCTGATTTGTTCAGGTAATCTATAAACAGTTTTCTCTTTACAGGGTATACATCATTCCTGAATCCTTTTACCTCTATAATATCCAGAACATTACCATGCCTGTATACAAAATCAGGGGTATATGTAAGGTCACGGAGTTTCCTGATATCAGGCTGAAAGACAGCTGCCTGTCCTCTTCTGCTGTATGTACTCCATACCTGTACATTATCAGGATAGTCCCCTTTCATGAGTATTACCTTTTCAGGCTCATACTCCAGTCTTATTCCTTCTCTCAGGGCATACCTGTACATATTCAGTTCAGCCTTCGACTTAAACTGTATACCATCGAAGAATCCGGGGGTGGCATTTTTAATCTTCCTGTTCTTATCAGAATGGGAGATCGTCTGTTTCTTCTTCATCATATTCAGGTAATAACCATTTGAATTCAGTCCCCATATTCTCCTTCATGAACCTGTTTATCCTGGCAAACGGATCATCTGTCATTCTGGTATTACTACGGGCAAAATAAGCAGGATGTTCACATTTCAGTATACATGCCGCATTCTGCACTGCCGGAATGAAGGAGGCTGCCTGAGCCCCGAAGAACAGCCATATTACATCTGTTCTGTCGGAAGAAAACATTCTGATAAAGGTATCTGTAAATTCCCTCCAGGCAGCCTGATGGCTACCCGGGGAATTTACCTTTACAGTAAGGGCTGAATTTATCATCAGTATTCCCTGAGACACCCATGACTCCAGTGTAGGATCGAATCTGGCTTCATCAGAAGGCCTGTAAGAAGAGATCTCAGGATGCAGAATACATTCCTTCAGTACCTTTAAAGAAGGGCTTAAATCTTCGGATTTGGTACCTTCTTTATTGCCGAATAATATTCCTGTAGCTACTCCTTTTTGAGGGTAGGGATCCTGTCCCACTATAACAAGCCGGGTCCTGGAGGGGTCTGTAAGATGAAAGGCACGGAATACCTTATCTGTTTCCGGACACATATTATCTGTATCCTTATCTATAGATGTGAGGGTATTCATGAGCACCTGTTCATTCATATAGACTCCCCATTTACCTAATAATTCATTTTTTATCATACAATTGATTGATTATAATATTATAATTCTTACTGAGATACGCAGTTACAAACTGATCTGCATTCTCCAGAGCCTTCATCTTTACTGAAGGGGTCACAACAGTATACTGTTCCTCATCGACAGCCTTTACAGAAAGAGTAGTATAGACGGAATGGATAGTGTATCCTAACGATACAGCTGTATTTATCAGTCTTGTCATATCTGCTTTTGATAATACAGGAGCATCACAGTTTATATAAATCTCTTTTTTATCAATAAAGACAGAGAGGATAACCTCCTTGTCATATATAGCTGTCCCTGCTATACACAGCATATTGTATCCTTTATACTGTAGTATGTATGGACTATTCCTACTACTACTTATAGTGTGTATAGCCTCCTTCAGAGATTCTGCCACTATTATACTGTCTATACATGGAATGTAGTACTTACCTCCGTCATCACCGACCTGTATCAGGTAATCATGCATATCGTTATTATCTGCATAATGTACACGTCTTAGTGGAGAGGTGTTACAGTAAGCTCCATCCAGTATATTGCTTAATGTATACATTTTCATCATTCGATAAATTTAGTGGTCATCAAAGGACCGTGATACTCCATAAAGAAGGGGACATATCTTTCCGACTGCATGTATACCTGACACAGCTTGTTGACAAATACATTGGCTATCATTCCTCCTATCTGCATAGCCATAAATGCAGTCTGTTTGTAGGAGCAGATCTGTTCCTCAGCCTCTGCATCACTGAAAAGATACTGCTCTTCATATCTTTCCATATTCTCCTTCTCACTGCTTTCCATACATATAATCTGATACATTTCGGCACTTAGTCTGCCATCTATAAACACAGACTTACTTTTGCTATCAACATTACATTTCCAGGCTTCATAGACTCCCCTTCTTGATTCCATATTGTCAAGGCATGATATAACATGTCCGGAGAATACTCCGTACCTGGTTGCCCTCCCCCTGCAGCATCTTATCTGTGATATAACCCTGAATGCCTCAAGTACTTTCCTCATAGACATAACCTTACTCTGTCCTATGGAATGATCGAAATGCATCTGCCCGGCCATATTCTCAGGAGAAACTACATCAGGGTCTATAAGATTTATACTCTTTATACCGAGTTTTCCTATAGCAAAAGAGGTCCAGCTTCCTATACCTCCGAGTCCTACAATATTCGCATGTTGGTATTTTAACATTTCGAACCATACAGCTCCGGAGAATCTTTGTGTACAATTTTCATTCATAATGTCTTCAATTTACTTTCAACTAATTCAAGGATAGGATCCAGACTGTCATCCTCATAATCACATATATACCTGATTACCTTTTCCAGGATCTCCTTCTTCTTATACTTAGGATCTATATCCTCCCACATCCTGTAGTACGGCGGATTACTGTCAGCCTCGTCGATAAGTTCGGATACTATACTGTCTACATTATCCAGACGCAGGAATCCGGATAATACCTTACATACTCCTGTATCAATGTCATTGCTCTGGCAGGAAGCTCTTTGTGTAATACCCCGTGATATCCCGGTGCTTTTCATATAAGCTGAGGGCTGGTACGGTATAATACTCTTATAGTCCCGATGTTCAGAAAGCCAGTCTCTGTTTGCTGTCATACATGGTGCCTTACGTCTTGATATTTCCCTTGCCGTAGATAAGGGAGATTCAGGGAATTTAAGGAAGGATTTCGGATATTTTACATCCAGTGAGTAAGTCTCTATCTGAGTAGAGGTAAACTTCTTCTCACCTGTATGTATGGTATTTCCGTCAGGATCCGTGTATGATCCTTTCAAAGTACCATTATAAACTACTTTCCTTGTTATTCTGGCCTCGTAGGTATGACTTGAATCTACCACCAGTGACAGGAACCAGTTCTTTTCCTTCCCTTCACTTGCCAGGGTCTGCATATCTTCCCCTGAGAAGAAAGCCCCCATGCGGTGATGCGAGTGTATAAGTCCTATACTGCTGCCCTCAAGTTCGTTATCAGCTATGAAAGCTGCTATGTACCTGTTAACATCATTACTGTCATATTGAGTATGTACGGATGTTCCTATATCAAGTATGAGAATATCCTTTACTACAGCGGAAATCTTTCCTTTTCTGTCTTTAATGCTGTAAAACAAAACTCCTGACCACTCAGTGTCAGGAAGTTCGAAGATAGCCCAGTCTATCTTATTCTGAATGTCCCTGGGAATTTCTATATTTCCTATATTTCTCAGGGATTGCGTGTTCTGATGTATATTTTTCTGCATAAGCGGTTAATAAAGATTCAACAATATTGACGAATACACTATACACCTTTGGTTGTATAAAGTATCGGAAATTGAGAATAGTATCATCTTTCGGTTCTACACGGAGCCTTACAGGACTGCCTTTAAACATGAACAGTATACGTTCAGTATCCGGGTCAATGTCAGTTATTTCAGGTGCATTATACATATATATATATCCGAAACTATCCTGAAATCCTTTATATAAGGGTATATCCCAGGGACAGTCCTCAGCTAAATCTGATAATATAACTGCCAATTCTTCCGGTGTATAACTGAGCTTTACTCTTCCGTCACATTCTGCAAGCTTTATATTACCTGATACCAGAAAGGTTTTTACAAGATACTTTATATCCTGTATATGTACAGATGCATCACTTGTATTTAGATACTGTGTATATATAAGTCTGTTGGACTTTTTTATATTCAGATCTGCCATACGCTGATAGGGGCCTCCGGATACAGACTCCACATGTATGTACTGATCCAGTAATACAGGAAGAACCTCTGTAAATCCAGGTTCCCATATAGATTTCATAGTACTTATTACAGTACTCAGGGCTGTTTTCCCAAGACAACATGTCCTAAATTCCCCTGACAGGTCTGGGTTACTGTGACAATGTGAATGGATATACCCTTCGCATGCCTCGATATATGAGTAGGTACTTCTGTTCATTCTGACGCCTTCTATGGACAGCATAAGGTTGTTAAATGTAAGTTTGATATACAGATCCTTTATAGTATGTGTTTCTTCTTCTTCATTCTGTATAATAACCTCCGGGCGGTATATAATAATTGTAAATGCCGGGCGATCTGAATCTCCACTACGTCTATTCAATATCTCATTTATAGCATCATCAAATGTGCCACATTTCTGTATAATATCTTCATATATAGAAAGTGATTTTATCCTTTCAGAACAGACATCCTCATCTACATACTCCTCCCCGAAATAATCATTAAAGGAGGAGAGGAGGCTATCGAATCTCCGATATACCTCCTCAATGGCCTCATCTACTGTCATCTCAGGTACTTAAATTCTTCCTTCAATTCTGACAGAAGGTTTTCGGTTTCATTCTTCCTGACAGATCCCTCCCTGATACTATTAATGTCAGTATCACTCAGGATTCCCTTATTATACAGGCAATTCAGCAGGCTATCCAGTCTGGCTGCGGACCATACAGATTCTGTACCACAGGGTTCCGGCTTATTTTCTTCCTCTTTGTCCTTCTCCATAGTATCATACACTGCCTCCAGGACCTCCTCCTTCTTATCCTGTACCTTTTTCTTATTACCTGATGTACGTTCCATTTTTGTTATGAAGGCTGTAAGGTTATCACTTGATACCTGTGTGTAATTCCTTCCAAATTCTTTTTTCACATCCTCCTGTAAACCTCTTGAGACAATCATTTGGTTAATTTCTTTTCTGGATAATGTTCCGGAAGATACTTTCTTGTTCGGAGTCATTAGGATAATAGACAATTCACGTGTAGGATTCCCACGGAACATCACAGCGTCAGGAAGAAGGCTCTGGTCATCCGTAAGCATAGTTCTTGATCTTCCTTCATGGAACTCCTTACCACTATAATTGATTCCTGCATTATCCAGCTCCCTTTTCAGTTCTCCCAAAGTTCCTGCTGTACTTTCAATCTGTTTTGCCCAGCTAACTGTCTCATCTGTAATTCTGATAATTCTACTTTCCATAATCTGATTGTTTTAATATTGATTGTTAAAATGGTATATCATCCGGGTCCTGGGGGAGTCCTATCATAGCCCTGAGTACCCGGGTGGCCAGTTTCCTTCCATGATTTTTTGTAAGGTCACTGGGATCTTTTGATTTGTATAAAGACGGGATTTCTATCTGATGCAGGCTATATTCATCACACAGCTTCTCAGAGTACATCCTGCCGTAATTGATTTCCTTATTGAAATCATTGTCGAACAGCACATGTATATTTTCGAACCTTTGTTTCAGTGAAGATATAACATGAGGCTTAGGGACATATCCTTCACCTTGCAGGCTTGTAGATGGTGTACCTGTGCAACACCATACACACATGGCATCCTTCCGTGAGGAAGTGATTACCAGATGGTTTCCTCTTTCAGGAAGTAGTGTCCACAGGTCCCATACAGACCTGTCATGCTTGCTTATCCATTTAAGATGGTCACTGAAAGGCTGGTAAATCTTAATGGTAGGATTTCCGTCCTTGAATTCAACATATACATAGGCATATTTATCGGCAGGCATAGAAGTAGTCTTTCCTTCCCTGATAAAGAATATGGTGCTGATAGGATAGGTATTCGAGATATCCAGAAACCACTTATCCACTCCCTGCTTTTCCCAGAACTCATAGTCATAGGGCCTCCAGTCTCTGGTTTTCACCCTGACATCCGACCCCTGGTGTGACAGAGGGGATCCCTGTTTTCCGGAAACAGGTCCTGACAATTTTTTTTTGTCAGGAACCCTCCTGATATCAGACAAATCCCTGCATAACCTCCTGAATGCCTCCTGTGCAGTACAGGCCCACATCAGGCTCAGGAGATCCAGTACCCTGCCTGAATCTCCTCTTGCCTGGTCTTTGAACCTGATATGCCCGTCCATACCCTGAAAGATGCTCAGTGAGGGTTTCCTGTCAGGTCTGTACGGCGCATTTATTATACATGGAAGTTCCGTGATTCCCAGGTAATATGAGATTATCTGAAATTCACTTGCTATTCTGTATAGACTGTTAAGATCATCAGGACGGGCAGTCAGTATCATATTATGCTGTTTTTTTTTATTTTCTCACCCACTTTGATTTTACTTCTTCCACTGTGGCGGCTTTTGTTTCAGGAGCCTTGAATGTGGTAGGAGTCTCTGTATATTCCTTAAATACTTCATCTCCGAACTCCACATTCTGGTACATTCCCGCTGCCTTACATCTGGTGATGTTATTCAGGATGAAAGAACAGTTACGGGCTGCTTTTCTGCCGAATTTAGCAGGGAAGAAAGTCTGATAGTTATTGTTGTTACTATCTTTCTGTACTCCGAACCACACCTTGGTACAGTTATCAGGGAACAGGGAAAGAGCTTCCACTACTTCTGAGACATCCCCGGAGAAATAGTCACCGATTCTTTCCAGTTGCAGAAGTGCAGTTTCAGGATCTTCAATCTCCTTCCATTCCTTATCCTGCGTCATATACATACGGGAGGGCACATTCAGGTGGGTACGGATAAATTCCAGTAATGAATCCTCCCCTGAATAGGCCTGTCTTACCCCCTCAGGTGAGAAATTCATATTACCGGGGATAACACAGTTATCATAGTCTTCCTGTGACAGCCATGCTGTTTCCCCGTAGGCATTTACGCACTGACATTTATTTCCGGCAGAATTGAGCCTTGCTGTATCCCTCAGGAAGAATTTCACAGGCAGGATATCCTCTACCCCTTCAATATCAGGCTTGGTATACAGGGTAATATTCACCCATCTCACACCATCCTTTTCCCCGGTATATACAGGTTCCTTATCAACCTTCCACCCGAATTCCTTTTCCAGCTCGTCCTTTGAAGGATTTACCAGCAGTACCTTCACCGGAGCCACTCCGGTATATAACTTCCTTGATACAAGTTCTTTCGACTCTTGTGCTTGTCCTATTTTCATATCTTCTTACTTTAAACTGTTAGTCTATTCTGATCCATTTTGATGCTACTGTTTCTTCTGAAGCCTGTTCTTTTTCCTCTGCTTCCGGCTCCTCCTTACTATTTTCTGTTTCTTCTGCCGGGGCTTCCTCTATACTTTGTTCCTGTGACTCTCCTTCTGTTTTATTCTCCACCTCCCGGGCCTGGGGAGTGGGTGTTTTAAGCATTTCGAAGATCAGGGCTTCTACTTCATCGGTAAATTCATTTCCTGCAAATGCAATAATGGCCTTGTTAATAGAATCCATGCTTTTGACTACTTCTTCTTTCTCTGCCATCAGATCTTCAATCTTTTTGTTCAGGGAATCAATTTTGCGGCATAGTGGTTTCAAACCTAAAATCATTCTCTTAACCTGGGCTTTCTTATAAATGCCCATTTTCTTTTCTTCCATAATTTAAAGCTTTAAATAATTAATAATAAATATATAACTCTGAGTTATCTGAGTACAGTTTAATAATATTCCTCAATAGCCTTGAACACGATATTCAGGTCATTCGGGATGGTATCTTCTGAGAACATATCTTCCGGTGTCTTGGCAGGAATTTCCACTCCATTCAGTCTCATTTTGTGGGTATAGAATTTAAATTCCGGCTTTCCGTCTTTCCCGAATGAAGGGGAACAATACAGGCAGATGGCCACTACCTCTAATGGATTATAGTGCTCATCCACCATCCGGCCCACAGTTTTACATTTCTTTCCTACTATGGCCTTGTCATTCACTACATCATCATCATGCATCATCATACATACGATGAGGTCCCTGCGTGCATTCTCCACTGTTTCCATAATAGTCTGGAAGTGCAGTGCTATCTCCGTGAATTTCGAGTATCCCACCACATTGACTTTCTGGAACAGTTCCTTCTCCATGATGTATCTGGCATCATCAATAATGATATATTTGATGTGCGGGCCTTCATCAGAAATGGTCTGTATAGTGGATGCTATACTATCCCATGCTGTCAGGTGAAGGAGATTATCCTTATCTTCCGAGAAGATTTTCTCCGATCCTCTGAATGGCAGTGGTTTGTTTGTCACATTAATAATTACCGTACTTTCCGGATTGAGGTTCTTTACTGACCGGGTTTTCCCGGACCCTGTAGGACCTACTACAATCATCATTTTTCCCATAACTGTTTTACTTTTTTAGATATTAAAAAACTCATTCTTCTTATTTTGTACCATATACTTACCGGTGTTGATTTCCTCATGAAAGACAGCATTCCTGGCATGGAATCATGAGCCTCTGCATACCTGTAGAAATCTTCCATTTCCTTTTCCTGAAAGGACTTGGGCATCTCGTCGAAGATGGATACAGCACCATCGAACAGGAGTGGAAGTATTTCTCCTGTAGCATCCCCATCCCTGTCTTCAAGGACCTTCACAAACCTGGCATAATTTCTCAGACGTGATATGTCATATCCCTTGTATCCTGACAGTCCCATCTTAAATGGTGAGTATATCCCGAACAGCATATTCAGGTCCCTGCATATCTCCTTACTGTTACCAAGCCCTGCGGAAGTAGGTTCTCCCTTATTAAACTTAAAGGAATCCTTATCTTCTACAGACTGGGCCTGATGCTGTATGACAATAAAGGTATAGTTCAGCAGATCCCTTGCTGCAACAATATACTTCGACAGCTTGTTTATATTCTGTCTCTCTGTAAACTCCCTTTCAATGGACAGGTTAGCCAGGTTATCTATAATAATTATCTCATAGATATCCTCATTATCAGGTTTATACCCTATTACTCCTTCCTGTTTCTCAGGATCCCTGAAGATATAATGCCCGTGTGCCAGAGCTCTCTCCTTTATAGCCTTATTGATACCTGTAGGATTCCTCTGGTCGGTAATATATTCTACTGTCTCCTCCCACTTTTCACATATATTCCTGAACTCATCGGATTCCATTACCTTCATAGCCTCATCCGGGAATCTCACTCCTTTTCCCACACTCTTGGCCTGTCTGGGAGAATACCTCATAGATCCTCCTGATATCCTGTACAGGGCATGGCACATAAATTCCAGCATCTTATATGAAGGGCTCATCTCCAGGGTGAAATACATACAATGTATCTCAGGCCCGTTGTTTTCTATCATATCGAAGAAAGGCTCATACAGGAAGGTATAATCAGTCCACTTTGATTTGGCTGATTTCTGGTTCCCCGTAATACCATAATACTTACCCTTCCCCTGGCCCGGGAAACATCCCCTGAATCTTTCATAAGGGAAAACTATACAGTTGGGATCTTCCCCTTGCAGGGATTCCCTGTTCTTTCGTATAGTCCCCATTACTGTTTCGTACAGGCTCATTTTTTTCCAAGGGTTATAAATACTGTAAAACACAGAAAATCTATTCCCAGTGATACCAGTCTTTTATGAGGGAGGAGTTTCTTATCCCAGCAGATTCCTACTCCCAGCCCGATGTTTTTATGGGCCATAAAATCAAATTCAAGTCTCATCTCAGTCTGTCTAAATGTGTTACTATTCTTTCATCTTTGTTCTCAATAAAGTTCAATAAATCCGAAGAAGGTTCAGATACTCCCCCTCCGAAGGATTTTTCCCTGAATATGAAGTACTTGAGAAGTTTCATCATATCATAGTTTCCTTCGAAGGATTTCACATATCTTTCCGTTGCTTCTTCTATCTCCTCATCACTGAATTCCCCATATAATGAGAAGAATGTTTTAAGTCTTCTTTCTATCAGCTTCACTGAATCTGTCCAGTAATATCTTTTGCCGGATACTTCCTTGCATCCTCTGGGATATATTTCTTTGAGTCTTTTACAGAGAGGACCCAGATCCCTTTTCTTTATGGTCTCACTTTCCAGCAATATATCATGGACAATATCACAGGCTTTATCCGGAAGAAACCATTCATCATCACCATCTCTTTTAAGGCTTAGCAGGCCTTTTTTTACCAGCTCATCCTTCAGTTTCATAAACTGCGGAACAGTGTCAAAGGTAATAAGAATAAGGGCCTCTTCCAAGGTAAGCCCGTACATTTCACATGCTTTTTTCTTTAGTCTGATTTCTACTGTATTCATCATATCATCAATGTTTTAGCAGGTATTTTTATCTCATCGAGGGCTTTACGGAGATATTCTTCATCCTTTGTATTTTCAACATACAGAATATATACTTTAGGATCCTTTCCCCTCAGGCTCCTCCCTACTTTTTGCAGAAATCCCCTTATCTCTCCGTCCAGCTGTACTATAATACATACTTCTATGTCTGTCAGGTTCAGTCCTTCCTGAGCCATACCCACAGAATACAGGCAATTGGATTCCCTGTTATTGAACCTGTTTATGCTGTCCTGGGAATTATTCTTTTTTGAGTGTATATCATTCCCGTGTCCCAGTGCTGTAGCCTGTTCAATACTTGAACAGAAGCATATATACCTTCTGTTGTCCAGGTTTTCCCTCTTTATAAGCTCCCTGACAGCATCCGTCTTTATACTTCCCAGGAATCTTTTCCTTTCGGATCCTGCCTTCATCCACCTTATTCTCTGGTATTCCTGTCCTCCGTGTATATACATTCTTTTCAGCATCTCCACCTGTCTGTCCAGTCTTTCGTAGATCTGCTGTTCAGAGCATCTGACCTGTTTTTTCTCCTTTCCTTTTCCTGACGGCAGGTAAACTGTATTTACAGGTTCACGCCCCAGGGCCAGGGGGGTGAGGATTATTTCAGGGAAGGGGACAAGGTTCCATTTTATAGCATCTTCAAGGGTTACAACGGATTTTATTATCCTCGGAAACCTGTATTTTATACTGTTGAATATACTGTCTTTCAGGGTGGCTGTAAGGCCCAGTACCCTGTAGGCATCTATATCCCACAGACAATCCATCCTCTTTTCAGATCCTATGTGATGCATTTCATCCATGATAAGAAGGTCATATTCACCCTTACATTTGTGAATGGACTGGTAGCATTCCATCTTTATATCCATAAGCAGGGTCCCGGAGAGCCATTTGTCCATTTCCTCCTTCCAGTTCTGCCTGTGGGCAGTCTCAGCAATAAGGATAAGGACTTTCAGGGGGATATCTATCCCGTCAGCCTTCTTCTCCCTTGCCAGCTCCTCCATAATGAGCAGGGAAGCCTTTGTCTTCCCTGTTCCTGTGGCCCATTCCAGTATAAGGAACGGGTTATCCCTGGCAGTCTCCACTGCCATCTTCTGTAATTGTTCCTTTGTTGTTTTCATTTTTCTGACAGCGCTGTCTTTCCGATTTGTGTATTAACTCTGAGGCTATCTCTTTTACTTTGTCTGTTATATCCCTGTCATATACAGCCTTGCCCGGATCTATGGTCTTATGCATGTCGCACTGTACTTTAATTACTACTTTCACAAGAGTATATATACCTACCAGATAGCCAGTATCTTCAGCGATTTCTACAGCCAGTTCCTCCAGTTTATTAAGAATACAGTACTTCTTGTATGTTTCTTTGTTCAGTATAAAGAAAGGATAGTCTTTATCATTAGCCTCCATTAACTCATATAGTCCCCGGCCATTTTCTGAACACAGCAGTACAGGGGCATACTGTATGAGGTTGTTATATACTTCCACGGCTTCCTTTAACCTGTCTTTTACACACAGAAGATTTTCCTTAGTAATGTCTACATAGGAAGATTTTCCTTTCTCCAGATCTTCAGGAGTTATTTTTATAATGCAGTATTTCATAATGTATTGAAAAATAGTTTTATATTTCCCCATATTTTAAGGTATACAGGAGCATTTGGGGATATGGGGGTTATCTTCCTGTATCTCATACTTACCAGATAGTGTTTCCTTATATAGGCTACTTTTTTGAATCCCCTCCTGTTGTATATATCTATCCAGTATGTTGAATTACCTACAGGCATCAGTACCTTATGTTTTACCAGCAAAGTAGCAGTCTCACCGACATATCCCAGATCCTTTATAAGTTCCAGTAATTCCTTGTAAGTAATCTGTTGCAGTCCGTAAGCTTTAAATACTTCCTGTATTTTCCTGTATCCTATACCGGATTTAGGGAACCGGCTTTTCCTTGTTTTTTTTTCTTTATTCATTGTTTCTCTGTTTAATCCGATTAATCTATTCTGATAATTCATCCTCTCCAGGCCCTGATCTTCTGACAAGTTTTTCCTTGTATATGTCTGTTAGTTCACATAATACCTTCATTCTTGTGTCTGTATCATATTTATCCCACCAGTAACCATCATATGATATACCGGACGGAGCAAATCTGTCCTTATTGAATTCAGGGAAGTAATAACTCAATAATGCGGGAACATTCGGTAGTAATGGTTTTATTCCCCTGTGATAGTAGAATTTCGGCCAGCACTGGAGTGCTTCTGTCAGAACTACGCACAACCCGTGATATTGTCCTGATTTCAGAATAGTTTTGGCGTCTCCTAAGACATCTATCTTTTCGGCTACAGTCATAGGGCAGGCAGGAGAGATAAAACCATATGGGTATCCGGGACTGTTTGTGTGAATGAGCAGACGGCTGAAATTATTGGAGTCCTCCTTCCACAAGTCTTTTAATGCAGAACCTCCGGGTAATAAATCATCCAGATCATATGCATAAGAATGTGTAACATCATAGCCCAGCATATCAGAATACTCTTTTCTGTAGCTAAGCTCGAAATCCTCCCATGATCCGTCTGTAATACAGCGGGCGAGAATTTCTGTTATTTCTGATCTGTCAGCAGACTTAGTGAGAAATTTTACACAGTTTCTTGAGAAAACACTGATATCTTCAGGACTTGTCACTTCATTCATTAAAAGATTCCTGAAATTAACCAGCCTGATTCCCTCTATAAGCTGGGTACCCTCACCGCATCCATCCAGGTATAATTCAACTGCTTTGTTAAAATCCGCTCTTCTCAGGGATTTCATAATTATGTTGTGAATAGCCCTGATTGTGTATAATATAGGTAACATTTCTTTAAGTATTAATTTTAATTATTTTTTACTATGTACTTTCTGTTCATATATGGATATCAGTATATTGAAAGCTTCTATTCTTCTTTTACGGTCATATTCAAGCCACCAGTACTCATTTGGTCCCTTATATCCAAGACCGAATGTGCCGGGGTTAAATTCCGGTTGAGAAGGCTGATAAGGTTTCTGATAAACAAACCGTATATTCCCCTGTTGTTAGGAAGGTCCATAAGATCATACATGTCCAAAACCCGACCAGGATTATTGTTATATTCATCCAATAACCAGGTCATTAAGGGCCGCATTCTGTCTATTATGTTCATAATAAAATGTTTTAGTATTTGTCTTGTGTATATAGTTTTATCAGTTTGTCGAAGGCAGCCAGTCTGGCCTTCCGGTTATTCAGATCCCACCAGTAATCGCATGGAGGCACATAACTGCCTTTAACATACATACTGTTAAATTCGTGGATATAGTCAGTTATTACTATGGGATCACTGTCATTATTGAATCCCTGACCGTAATGAAATAAAGGACAACATAGCAAAGCCAAACGTATACTCTTACACATCCCATTGGAATATTCTTCTGAATACAGTAATCTGGCATCTCTCAGTATGTCTGCCCTGTTCATAAATCCGGGTATCCGTACAGACATCATATCATGTGACCTGCGTAAACATTGTAATATGTAATATGCCCGGTCTTTATTCTTAAGGCTGATAAAGCTAGCTTCACCAATACATAAAGGGATAGTATGGAATAAAGACTGATTAAAATCCTTTGGCAATCTTATACCTGTGTAGATCTGATATGAATTTATTATACTGTCACACATTTTTTCATAGGTACTGTGAAAATCAGTGTTTAACAGGATGGATACAATGTCATAATAGTTGATGACATGATAGATGTAATTTATAATACACCTCATCCATTGTACGGCAGACAGACTATCATCCGATTTATTGAGATGAGGAATGAAATTCCTGTACCATAAGTTCTGATAAGGAGTATTATGACTGCTGACCATCTTTGATAACAGCTCATTCCCTGTCATACAGGTGCCGGGATCATCAATGTGAAGGTCATAAAGAAAGTTATACATATCTGTGATGTAATCCTTAATATTTTTGTCCATAGTAAAATAGTTGAAATTAATGTTCAGGATCTTTATATAAAGAAAGAAGATCATTAAAAGTCCTCAGCCTTGATGACTTGTCAGATATAGGCCACCAGAAACCACCGGAATTTTTAATGTCACCGTATCTGTCATTGTTGAACTCAGGAAAATAATTATTTATATTGAAGTTATCGAAAGTTAATCCCTTGCCTGTACAGGCTTTCGGACATGATATGATCCCGCAGTTTAAAGAATAACACATGCCCTGGGATAAGGTACAGCCCTCATAAATCTTCTTCGAGTCTTTCAGAATATTATACCTCTCCTGTCTCGTAAGATAAGTATGACTCACCAAATCATTACGGCCCACAAGAGCATTCATTATTATACAGTACCTCTCACTTGTACATTCACAGGAAAATTCATCAGCAGAAATGTTAAGGTAAAGAAGAGAGGAAGGTGAATAATCAGTGTGAGAGGGAAGGAGAATACCTGTCACCTCACACCATGGCTTTCTGATACTGTCCGTGAATACCTTCCATGTACCAGCTATATCAGAAACACTCAGTATTAAAAGAACTTCATGCATGCTTAAACATGACCCTATATGACTGATAAGACGGTTTATCCAATCACAAGGCATAAGAGAAGAATTATCATCTGATAAGTGATGCAGAAGATTGTGAATAAATACATATTCCGCACTGTTGTCCGGAATCAGAAAACCTCCTGATATGTCATCCGGAGATAACTTCCTCTCAGGAGATTCATACATGCAGGTACGAAGATGTTTGTAAAGATGTTTGAAATACTCTTTCATGATAAATGAATTTGATAAGAGTTAACAGTTAAGGAAATGTAACCCCGAAATTAAAGAATTTTATATAGTATATAAGGAGAATTTTTAGCAAAGTAATATACTCTGAAACCCTAAGAATGATAAGGTTTGGGGAAGATAAAGAAGGAAAAAGACAGGGTAAAAACATGTACTTATATCATAACAGAAGGTGATAAAGGTATGAAAAATAGTAATAGGCAGAAAGTTAGGGAAGGGGGAGGGGCTGATAATCAGGCACTTAGCCCACTTTTCACTTTCATAATAACAGCTTCTCGGTTGTTTGCCTCTTACATATTTTCAGCCACTTCTTCAATTATTAGTACATAAGAACCCCCCATTTGCTACTCTGAGACCTCATAAGAACAGCAGTTTTATATCCTTAGCATTTCCTTCTCATTCTTTTAGTACCTGAGTACTTAAATAAACGAGTAAAAAAAAGGCAGTGGGCTAATGCCTACTGCCTTGATACTGTGTGATTTGGTGTTTTTTTTTAGTCTACTGTTAAGGTCAGAATAGGAGAATTTCCTTCCCCTTGATCATACAATGTATAGATCTCCTCTCCTTCCACCTCAAACAACCCAATCATGGGTCTTGCCGGGGCTTTTCCAGTTTCAATGATATGCTGTTGCACCTTATTAGCAACAGCCCCTGTCACATTTCCATCCTCAGTTCTAAAGGACAGGAATAAATTAGGCTGGCCTGTAATCTCATTAATCTTCTGAGGGTTCGGAACTACATCCAATCCCCCCTTCACCTCGAACTCCTCCAGGAACTCCTCCACAGTCCATGATTTTTTACATACCTCATTAAAGGTCCGTCCGTCACGTACATTCACATTGCTTTTACTGCCTTTTGATTTTCTTACTAAAGTTGCCATAATTTGATAGTTTTAAATTGTTGAACATCAGCACAATGAACTCCGGGAATTCCATACCCCCAGTACTACCCACCATGCCATAGGAGGGGGAGGGTTAGGGTGGTTATCTCCCTCCCCTACAAATAAAAATTAAAAAAAATTAGCTCCCCCTCCCACAAATAAAAAAAAATAATTTTTTTTAATCACCCCCTTCTATAAAAATTAAAAAAAATTTATCTCTCCTCTCTACAAAAAAAAATAATAAAAAAAAATTTCTGTTCTCTACAGCTTTCAGCTTCTCAGGTTATCATAGTTTTGACTTGTAGTATGGTAAGGTTGTGAAGAAAAGTTTGTATATATAACAGTAAGGCAAGTCTAAGGTAGTGAAGTATTTTTGGTATATTATAATATTCGGGCAGACTGATTTGGTTTACCTGTATATAAAGGAAAGGTCCCGTCTGGAATGAGATCAGGCGGGACTGGGGGAAAATGTGTGATTTTTGAAGTGTCCTGTGGTTATTGTAGCAGGTCCTCAGGACATGTGGTGTATTTATGAGTACTGCAAATATAGGTATTTTATTTCAATCTGCAAATACTTTGATGTAAGGGGGCCGGGAGATGGGATAATTATGAGACAGATCCCACAACAAACCATCTGAGTGTATTTTCTGCGGAGCCGTATTTATAGAGGGTCAGTGTACTGGTGGATATTGCTCTTACATATGCTACATATGCTCCTTCATTGACAGGGTGTTGCACGCATACTACGGCATTATATACTCTGGCTAGTGTTTTTGGCAGTATAACTGATACCTGTTGTGATCCTGATGACACTGATATGGATCCCCATTCTAAGCATATATTATTCGGTAGTACTGTATATCCGGTTCCTGTAGCTAATTGCTGAAACTGGTTTTGTACCAGTTTAGGTACGTCACTTGATGTAATAAATTCTGCCATAGTTACATATTGTTTATCAGGGGTCTAAAATAAAAAAAAAACTCTGCATTTCAAAGTTTCTCTATTAATTATTCCACCTCCTGGCCCACCGAGCGAAGCGAGGTTATAGAAACAGGGAAGGCAGGTTTATATCAGAGAGTTATTACTGTTGGTTATACCAGGATGAAATATAGTTATATACTGAATAATTCCGGAATTTTATCAGGAAAGTTCTGTTAGGATAGAAAAGATAAGAAGGAACAGCTATTAAAATATAATGTAAGAATGTGATTGTTAAGAGGTTAGCTATATAAAGTTTTTAGGTATATCATATAGCTTGCTGGGTATATCCTGATGAAATCTTGGTATATCCTAAAAGAGTCTAGGATTTTACCAGGAGATTCTAATTTTCTTAGATAAAGTCTATGATTTCACTAGGAAATATACTTATCAATTTTTGCGTATGTGAAGGATCCGGAGATAATTACATTTTTGTAGCTATTAGATACATCGTGTGATTATTAGCTACAAATAGGATTTTCAGATAGCTAAAATGTACTATTAATAATTAGATAAGAATAAGGAAAATGAGAATATATGTCTTTGTATATCAAGCTGTTATATTAAAATATAACTCACTATATAGTGTTTTCAACTCACTATATAGTGAGGAGAGCTTCTCATATAATGGTATAGACTCACTTTTTTATTGAGAATATAGAATTTTTTTTTCTTAATATTTTTGTTAGGATTACTTTTAAAATATATCTTTGTATTTAGTATAACTAATAAATACAGTGAGAATGGAGAAAAGAAAACAACTTGGAAGAAGGATAACAAGAGAAATCATAGATAATAATACTGGTGAAGTACTTGTATCGGAAGATCTTGTAGTCAAGGTAGGAGATATAGATAAGTTTATAATGTTTTTTCTGACTAATAATGATTATTTCTATCACCTTACAGGTACTCAGATTAAGGTACTTTCTGTATTATGGAAGGAATCCACTTATAAGCAGGGGGATGAAGGGAATATAATCCATAATAATAAAAATTTAAAGACTTCTATAAAGAGTAAAATGCCGTCTATAACAGACGGCATGATAGATAATGTGTTCAGCACTCTCAGCAGGCAAAATGTATTGATAAAAACATGTAAGGGTGAGTATATGCTGAATCCTGAATATTTTTTCAAGGGGAGACTAAGTGATAGGTCCAAATGCATTAAAAGGGTTGTGGAATTTGTTATTAAGCCTGAATCTATGAAATCCGTATCTGATGAGGAGTGTTTAAATCGGAATAATGTTTTCTAAGTAATTAAAATTTAATATGAAGGAAAGAGTAAACACAAAAGATGCAAGAGAGAAGCTTCTTGAAGGAGTAAGTATATTATCTGAGGCAGTATCACTGACCCTTGGTCCGTCAGGGAATACTGTGGTCATTACTGATGGGGACGGATCTCCTCATGTTACCAAGGATGGGGCTACTGTAGCACAGGCAGTGAGTGACCCTGATCCTGAGGTTAACTGTGGTATTGAGCTGGTAAGGCAGGCAGCCGTAAAGACAGCCAAGGAGGCAGGGGATGGTACTACCACCTCTACTGTACTGGCCAATGCTTTCATACATAATCTGAAGGATTATGATCCTGTAGAAGCTTGTAAGGCACTTGACTTCGTCACTTCGATGGTATCTGAGCTTATTTCACAGAAATCTGTAAAGATTGTAAGGAATATGGATATGGTGGAAGGAGTGGCTACCATATCTGCAAACAATGATGGTACTATAGGCAGATATATCCGTGAAGCTTATGAGAAGACAGGGATGGGGGTGAATATTATGCTTCTTGAAGGATTTGATGACAAGACTGTGGTATCTACCACAAAGGGGATAAAATTTGATAAGGGATATGAGTCTATAAGGTTTGTCAATAATCAGGATAAGGGAGCCTTTGAGATATCAGACTGTAATGTGGTATTATTTGAGAATCCCCTGTGTGTATCTCAGGATATATTACAGGAGTACAGGCTTGATAAAGCTATTCCTGTGCTCATCATAGGTCCTTCATTCTCAAGTGAGGTAATCAACTTCGGTATTTCTGCAAGAAGGTCAGGATATTCCGTATGTATGGTTCAGGCAGAGGGATGGGGGGATTCCCAGAGGGAGCATATCAGGGATATAGCAGCCCTTATATGTCCTGTATACAGTGAAGATATCAGCTATTACGGAAGGGTTGATAAGGTAATTGTCGATTCTATGTCTACTACCATCATAGGAGGCAAAGGCCATCCATCTTCTTATATTGCCAGCCTCCGGGCCCGGGCCGGAAACAGTGATGTGGAGGACCATAAGAACAGTCTTCTGGAAAGGGCATCTATACTGGAGAATGGTACTTGTTCCATCACTGTGGGAGCTAAGACTGAAGCAGAGCTGAAAGAGAAAATGGACAGGTATGATGATGCTGTGAGGGCTGTAAAATCAGCTGTAGAGGAAGGAGTATTGCCTGGAGGAGGAATTGCCCTGAGCAGAATTTCCGATGAGATCATGGAAAAAACGGAGACAGCAGGGGCCAGGAGGGATGCATTATTATGCTTGCATTCTGTAAGGGACAAGCTGTGTGAGATGTGTGGCATATCATGGTCATATGATGTAAATCAGGATTTCTTCACAGGATATGATTTCAGGAGAGGAAAAGAGGTGAACTGTCTGGAGGAAGGTATTCTGGATCCTGCAAAGGTAGAGAGGGTAGCTGTAGAGAATGCTGCCTCAGTAGCCAAGACTATTTTATCGACTAAATGTATAATCAATACCAGGGAGGACAGGTTATGAAAAGGATAGTGAAAGTATTATTATGGATATGGCAGCTTCCCCAGAATGTACTCGGGATCCTGTTCATGCTCATTTTCTACAGGCCGTGGCACAGACACTCTATAGCCTGTGTTGTGAAGGGTACTGCTGTAATCATACATTTTTTATGGTCGGAAAAGATGAAGGGAGGAGTAACTCTCGGTGAATATATATTTGTATATGGGAAAGACTTATATCATATAGGATCAGGATATACGGATATGGTAATAAAGCATGAATACGGTCATGTAAGGCAGTCCAGAATGCTTGGCCCCTTATATCTGATTGTCATAGGTATTCCGTCATTACTGCATGCAGCAGTACATGACAGTCTGTGCAGGAATAAGGATTACAAGCATTTTTACACAGAAAAGTGGGCTGATAAGCTTGCCGGATTGAAATAATCATTATATTTGCTGTGGATTTGTCATTTTCTATAAAAATCCATCATCTTGATTTATTTAAAAATATGTGAGTGAGCCACAGTCTTATGACTGTGGTTTCATTTTTCCTCATATACTGTTATCCCGGTATAAATATTTTATTTATATTTGCATGTAGTAAATTGAATTAGTGATTAGTGGAGGGCCCTTAAGGGCTCTTTGGCCTGGTAACTCAATGCATAGAGTGACTCCGTCCTAAGGAGTAAGTTGCGGGTTGGAGTCCCGCCCGGGCCACTGGTAAAAGTAAGATATATGAAAGAGATGACTAAGGAAAAATGGATTATGTTTGTGGTTATAGTATCTGTACTTGCTATTATAGCCGGATTTGCAAAGTTATGTCCTTTCTGGGTTACCTTATCTGTGATCCTGTCCATGATCATAGGCTTTAATGCAGGATGGGTTTTCAGGAAATGGTATAGTGAAAATGTACACAATAATAAATAGATACAGTTATGGAAATTATAGGAGACTTCGAACTGCCCGGAGATATAGAGAAATCCACCATCTCCCGGCCCTATGACATCAAAACATACCTCAACAGAATTGAAGGATACAAAACAAAGATCAAAAACCTCCACTGGTCTGTAAAGCTTCTCCCCTATATTGAGAAGAATGAGCTACATGAACATCTGGACGAACTTCTTGACCTGGTTTCTGACTATGAGGATGTGGTAGCAGAAAATTATATGGGAACTTTCGGGGTTCTTCCTCTTGGATTCCTTTCAGGGGTGCAGCCTGAAACAAATGATCCTCTTGAACTTATTGATAAGATCAGGACAGATCTTGAAGGATTTCATTCTGCTTATTCTTCTGATCTGAAATACATAGGTATTATCAATGCTACTGAGGATCTGTTACAGGAACTTCCGGTTAAAAAATACCTGATAGACCAATGCAAGTAGGATATTTGGAGGATACACGGTATATAATAGAATATGAAGTAGCTTCAAAGTCAAGGTACTATGGGGTGAAGTTGTCATATAAGGAATCATGCACTGAACCTGTATCCTGTGAAGATCCTGTTCTGTATACATGGACAATATACGCCAGTGTTCCGTATGACAGTACACAGAAAGTACCGGATTATAAAAAGCTCATGCCTGGTGATGTAAAGATAGAGGGAGATGTTGCAGTATGTGAACTTATACAGGTTACCACTGCCTGTGAGGGAACTGACACAGTATCTGCTTCTGACGGGACATACAGGTCCATACATCTTAATCTGAGAAAGGGTATAGACATGTACCTTGTAAACAGGCTGAAAAACTATGCGGGAATAAAGTACTAACCTTCATGATGTATAAATCTGACAGGAGCATAAAGATTTCTTTATGCTCTTGTTGTATATATTATTTATATGGTATATATTTGTGTTGTTAATCTATAGTATATGGATAAGAATATTTTATACAGGATAGTTGCTTTCGATACTCTGAGAGGCTTGGAAGATTATCTTAACGCCAACAGTATTGACAGGGAATCTATTGTTTCGATACTTCCTAATGGAGGACAGTATATTCTTATATGGCTGAGGAACATATAAACTGTGGTTCTGATGGATACTGAAAATGAAGATAAGGTATATTATTGTGCCGGATGCCTGTCACTGGCTGTTGTGCAGTTTCAGGATCAGGATTATTGCCGTGACTGCGGAAGTGATGATATAAGGGTAGCCGGGATAGAAGAATGGGAAAAGTTATACAAGGATAAGTATCATAAATGTTTTATAAACCAAAAGAGAAATGAAGGAAGAAGAAGTTAAAAAAGGTACTCCTGCACTTGGAGTAAGTAAGAAAATGTCATATGAGCAGATGGCTCAGCAGCTTAATACTGCACAGACTATTCTGGATCAGCAGGCCGGGCAGTTCCGTGAATTGCAGAACAGATACAATATGGCAGTACGCCGTATTCAGGAACTTGAATACGGGAATGTAGCACTGCGTATCAAAACATGTTTTGATGTGCTGGATCATGAATCTCATTTCAGTGTTGACTTTGTAAATGAGTGTGTGAAAGAAATCGAGGAAATTATGACCCCCAAGGCCCCGGAGGTGGAAGAAGAGGATAAGGAAAATCCGGATGCCGGGGAATAAGAATATTCTCAGTATCCCTGTCAGGCCCCAGGATTTTTTCAGATCCTGGGTTGCTTTGACAAGGCCTGTACACAAGCTCACAGATACTGAATCGGAGGTATTTGCCTGTTTCCTTAAACACAGGCATGAGCTTAGTAAATCAATCAGTGACCCTGACTTGCTGGATAAAGTACTTATGAGTGAGGATGTCAAGAAGAAAATCAGGGAGGAGTGCAATATCAAGGGCCCGCATTTTCAGATGGTCATGGTTAGAATAAGGAAGAAAAAAGTACTGGTAGGAGGGAAGTTTATAAGACTTCTGATTCCCAATCTTACCGATGAATCACAGCCTTTCGGGCTGACATTTGTTCTTGATATACAAAATGCTGGATAAATATATAAAAGAAGCATCGGAGAAATTCGGAGTTCCTGAAAAGGTAGTAAAGGCTGTATGTGATTCTGCTTGCAGGCTGGTTAAAAGGACTATGAGAGGAGTACATGCAAACCGTGTTCTTAGTGAGGAAGAATTCAGGGCACTCAAGCCATGTGTTAATTTCAGCGGTCTTGGAAAATTATATATACCCTATACCAAGTATTCAAATATTAAATCACGCCGATTAGAAAAAGTAAAAAGATATCATGAAAGTATTAAAGAAAGTAACACCGAGATACACGAAGGTCCTGACCACAGCGAACATTGAAATCCAGAAAGCCTATTTTGCTGGTACGAATGTGGAAGATCCGGGTAAGACAATTACAGGTTATTCTTCTATTCAGAAAGTAGTAGCCTTAGGTCCGTCATGTACAGGATTGAAAGTAGGGGATCATGTGCTGATAGATTTTTCAAGATATGCCAGACCTGTACAGTCCCAGTCACTCCGTAATCATGTGAAGGGGGAAGAATATTCTGTACAGATGTCTTTCAATATTCCGGTAATCATTCTTGATGGTGAGGAATACCTCGACCTCCAGGACAATGACATCGTATATATTGTTGATGACTTTGAGGAAGTATCAGAATGTAAAGGTGATGCATAATGGAACTTGTCAGGTTTGAAAATTACGGTATTACCATATCTCCGGAGGCCTTGCTGATAAGGCCTCTTGCTGTATTATGGAAAAGGGATAAAAGTGTAGGAAAAGCAAAAGCCCTGCAAGAGATAGGGTATATTTATTTTATGTATGATCCTGCCTCGAACTACAGGATGGGAATACCTGATGAAGATGACAGGAAGGAAGAGATTCTCAGGGATTTAGGCCTCCCCCGGACCTGGAAGCCTGATAATGATGTACAGAAGGCTGTAGATTACTATATCAATATGCCTCATATGAATACAGAGGAAATAAATACACTGGATTCGTTTATGTCCCTTCTGATTAAGATCAGAGACCAGTGTAAGAATATAGACTATACAGCATCGGATGATCCTATAAAGGCTATGAAGGATAGTATAGGTCTTATTAAACAGGTCCCGGAAGTAGTGGAATCCCTGTCAAAAACTAAAAAGTTAATACTGGCCTCTATAGAGGAAGAGGGCCGGAAGAGAGGTAAAACAATGAAAAAGATAGGAGAAGATGGGTTCGGTAATTTCGTATGATGATCTCAGAAGGATGTCATTCGGGATCAACAGGTATCTTGATTCTATACGTGACAAAGCAGGGAGCCATGAGGAGAGCAGGATTTTCCTTGGATTTTCTTCATCTGTTAAAAAGGTGGGAGGGATCTCACTTGGCAGGGAATATGTTATTTCTGTAATGTATAAGGGCCGGGAGGTGAGTAATGTTATTACCAGGGATATGGATAGTGCTCCGGAACTGCTGGTGGAAAAGTTTATAGAACTCACACATGATGAGGATTTTATAAAGGAGGCTGTGTATGGGAATAGTGATGAATAAATATCAGACCCCTCTTTCTGATGATTTTATGATGTCCCTGAATGAAGAGGTAAGGGACTGGCTGCTGGAAAGCCTTAATATTCAGTTTATAAAGAATCTGGTATCACCGGACAGGGAATTTGCTAAGGACAGGCCGAGGGACAAGAATGGAAGGATTATTGTAGATCTGTGTAATCCGCATATCCTGACTGATATGGATTATTTTCAGCCTACAGCAAATTATTACAGGGAACATGGTGTGCTGACAGGATTAAGGCCTAATTCGAACAGGAACTCAGAATACGGTAAATGGCTTGCTGAAGAGGTTAACAGATGCTGGTATGGGTATGTAAGGCCTAAGGATGGAGAGTGGGTTTCCGGTGATATGTATTTCTATCTCAACTATTCTCCTATCATACAGAATATAATGGATGAGGAGACAGGAGTGTTTGACCGTATAATGGATTTCCCGAAGATGTGGGAGCTGATATATCTGAGGTCCCACTATCATTATCAGGCAAGATTCGGCGGGATATACAATGATTTTAAGAAAGGACAGCATGCCTTTGAGATAGCCAAGCGTGGTGCTTCAAAAAGTTATTATATGGCATCTATACTTGCCAAGCTTATTATGCTTGGTGAGAACAGGAAGGCCTATAAGAATACCAGAGGGGTTATATATGCCACTGACAAGGAAAAACTGGTGAAGGACGGAACATTGAATAAATTTCTTGATATACTTGATTTCTGTGCTGAAAATACACAGTTTCCGACACAAAGGGTAGTAGATTCCCTTGATAAAATGACGTGGGAGATGGGATATAAGGACCTTGATACTATGTCGAATAAAGGTACTGGTAACACAACCCTTGGTGTTGTAGTAGGGGATAAGTCGGGTAAAGGGCGTGGTAAGAGGGCTAACAGGCAGATATATGAAGAGATAGGTGAATTCCCGAATCTTCTTGACGTATATACTACCAACAGAAGGTCAGTAGAGGAAGGAGGTCACTCATTCGGCCAAAGTATTGGCGTTGGCTGTGTGTGTGCCGGGACGAAGGTGTATACTTCCTTAGGAAATCTTGTGAACATAGAGAACCTGAAGAAAGAAGACGGTATTATAGGATATGATGATTCTTGCAAGAAGATATCTGTAGAGCCTATAATGTGGATGAAGCCTCCTGCCATGAAGGAATGTGTTAGAATAGAATTCCTGTCAGGGAGAATATTGGAATGTAGTACAGACCACCCACTGTTGGTTACTACTCAGAATATGGCCCGCAGAGTAGGACCAAGAAAATTAAATCAAAGGGTACATATAAACAAGTTTGTTCCTGCTGCACAGCTATCTGAAAAGTATTTTGCTATATTACCGAACAGTATACCTATAACATCTGAAAGGGTCTTGGAAAATGCCAGATTTATAGGATGGATGATAGGTAATGGGAGTTATGGTATAAATAAGACTCCTGTACTAAGCAATTCCGATATGGAAATACTGGAATATGTGCATACCCATTTTGATACTGCGACAGAGAAAGAGCGTGTTACTAAAGAAGGGAAAATATACCAGGAAGTGAGGATAAAAGGTATTACTGCCATGCTTCGTGCTGTAGGTATATATGGCCAGACCAGACATTGTAAAACTCTCCCTGCGGACATACATACTTATTCAGAACATAGTATATGCGAATTGTTGGGAGGGATATTTGATACAGACGGATGTATACATGCTAATGAAGAGGTTGTATCACTGGCCCAGTGTCAGAAACCTTTGTTACTGGAAGTACAATTATTGTTACAAAGGCTTGGTATCAGATCCCGCATATACTATACTAAACCTCAGGAAAAGAACCCAAAGAGTAAAAACGGATGGTATACTCTTATAATAAAAGATATCTATTCTGTAAGAAAATTTCATGAAAAAATACCTATGTTTCTTACATACAAGATGAAGAGGGCCGAACATCATCTGAAGCTTATAGAAGGAAAGAAATCCAAGATAAAAACTGATGAGTTCAGGGATAGGATAACATCTGTAACCCCTATTGGAATGCAATATGTCTACAATCTGAATGCCGGGAATACTCACACCTATCTTGCCAATGGCATAGTAACCCATAATACAGGAGGGTCTAAAGAGGCTAATTTTTCCGGATGTATGGAGATCATTTTCAATCCTGCCGGGTACAATATATATGGTCTGCCTAATGTATTCGACAAGTCCGGAGGCTCTAAGAAATGTATCCTGTTTATGGGGGCCTATATGAACAGGGCAGGATGTTACAATAAGGACGGGGTGTCAGATGTTTCTAAAGCTCTCCTTGAGATCCTTGAGGAAAGGAGAGTCATAAAATACAACTCCTCCAGGTCCTCTACCCTTGACCAGGCTATTGCAGAAGACCCTATTACCATACAGGAGGCTATCCTTAAGAAAACTACCTCAGGATATCCTGTAGCTGCCCTTGCTGAGCAGTTACAGAAAATAGATACTACAGCAGGATATCTGGATAGCATATATGTAGGAGATCTTGTACAGGATGAGACAGGACAGCCTAAACTGGTTACAGGTCCGGAATATGTCCCTCTGAGAACCTTTCCTCATAAGGATAACAGACAACCTGGAGCTATAGAATTCCATGCTTTCCCTGTAAAAGGAGCTGATGGTAAAGTAATGAGTAACAGATATATAGCCGGAGGAGATACTTTTGACGATGATTCATCAGATACTTTATCATTAGGTAGTATTTATGTACTTGACCTGTTTACTGATGAGATAGTATGTGAGTATACAGGAAGGGAGGATTTTGCAGACCAGTTCTATGAGAAGTGCAGGCTGATATGCTTATATTACAATGCCAGACTGAACTACGAGAACAATAAGAAGGGATTATATACATACTTTTCCAAGATGCATTGTATCTATTTGCTTACAGAAGTTCTTGATTATCTTAAAAGTAAAGAGCCTGCAAAGGATCTTCACGGTAATAAGAGCCGTGGTACACAATCTACTGAACCAGTAAAATCTTACGGCCGTGACAGGATAAAGACATGGTTGTGTGCTCCTGTCCCCAGCCCTGATTCCACAGATGAAAACCCCATCTCCAGGCCCCGGCTGTATACCCTGAGATCAAGGGCCCTTATACAGGAACTTATCCAATGGGATCCCAATGGCAACTATGACAGACATGATGCATTGCTTATGCTTATGCTGCTGAGGGAGGAGATGCTGAGACTTTCAAAGGGGGATGTAAAAGGAAGATTCAGGGAAAAGGATCCTCTGGACAGGTCAGGGGATAAATTTTTCTCCAGATATGATAAGATAGTGGAAGCCAGAAAGAAGCATCAGAAACATATATTGTGATTACTGATAATAATATATTATCTATAGGAACAACAACAATATTTGTGTCGTTGGTATTTAATGTTTAATGTTTTAGATTTGTAGGTATAACAAGTATACTATGTATCAACTTAAGAATTTGCCGCCACAGAAGCTCCCTTATACAAAGAAGACAAAGGAGTGGAGGAAGAAACATTTGGATTGGGCTGACAGGAAGTCATTTTTCAATGACAATTTTGTCCGCAAGTCCGTGATACATAAAATGATCAATTACGATCTTCTGAGAGGTAACCTGCATATGGGAGACCTTCAGATGATTATAAATCCTGATAATGTAGAGGCTGCCTATATACCTGAAAAGATACAGCATTATCCTATCATGAATTCAAAGCTTGAGGTATTAAGAGGGGAGGAATATAAGAGAAGATTTGATTTCAGGGTAGTGGTTACAGATCCTAACTCTATCAGTTTCAGGGAAGATCAGAAGAAAGAAGAGCTTTTCAGTGTCCTTCAGAGCATAATAGCCGATACCTCTGACAATGAGCAGCAGTTCAATGAAAGGGTCCAGGAGGCCAGTGATTATTATATGCATGAGTGGCAGGACCTCAGGGAAATAAGAGCCAATGCATTACTCAGGCATTATTATAAGGAGCTGGAATGTAGGGATAAATTCAATGACGGGATCATGGATGCCATGGCTGTCGGAGAAGAAATATATCAGTGTGAGATAGTATCAGGCGAGCCTGTGATAAACAGGCTTAATCCTTTAAAGGTAAGGATATTCAGGAATGGATATTCAAACAGGGTAGAGGATGCTGATATGATAGTACTGGAAGACTTCTGGTCTCCGGGACGTATAATTGATTATTTTTATGATTCGCTGACAGAGGAAGATATAAACTATATAGAGAAAATCCCGTTCTCACCTGTTGAAGGAGACGATGATATACAGGGGATAGATGAAAGGGCAGGATTTATGTTCCTTCCTGATGAAGGAGGAGAAGCCTTCGGACAGGGAATAGTGCCTGACTCATCGGTATTCTTCGGGGAAATACCTGGTAGAAGTTCCATGTATTATGATCTGGCAGGTAATATAAGAGTACTCAGGGTATACTGGAAATCCAGAAGAAAGGTGAAAATGGTGACATCATTCGATGAGAATGGTGATAAGGTGGTTACCTTCCAGAATGAAGATTATGTCATTTCGGAAGAACTGGGGGAGACAGAGAAGATCTTTTGGATAAACCAGGCTTGGGGAGGCACCAAGATAGGGAAAAATATATATGTGAATATGGGTCCTCTTCCTGTACAGTTTTTTCGTATGTCAAATCCTTCAAGATGTCATTTCGGAATCATAGGGACTCTGTATAACCTGAATGATCATTCCCCGTTCTCTATGGTGGATATTATGAAGCCGTTCAACTACTTGTATGATGCAGTATATGACAGACTTGTAAAAGCTATATCATCATACTGGGGTACATTGTACGATCTTGACCTGGCCCAGGTCCCGGAGGACTGGGATATAGATAAATGGCTGTATTTTGCCAAAGTATCCCATATAGCTGTAAAGAACAGCTTCAATGAAGGCTCGAAGGGGGCTGCTACAGGTAAGATTGCTGGTAACTATGCCAATAACAGCAGGGGTATGATGTCTGCCGGGGATGGTAATTACATACAGCAACTGATCAATATACTGGAATATATCCCTGTCAAGATGTCTGAACTGATAGGTATATCAAGACAGAGGGAAGGTCAGATTGATAACAGGGAAACCGTAGGAGGGGTGGAAAGATCTACCTTACAGTCGTCACATATTACAGAATGGCTGTTTATAAAGCATAACAGCCTGAAAAGGAGAGTACTGGAATGTCTTCTTGAACTGGCAAAAGCATGTGCCAGAGGGAGGGCACTGAAATTCCCTTATCTGTTATCAGATAATTCACTGGCCATGTGTGAAATAGACGGGGATGAATTTGCTGAATCAGATTACGGACTGGTAGTGGATACTGACTCGGAAGTACTGGCTCAGAAGCTTGATGCTTTGGCTGCCAATGCTTTACAGCATAACAGGCTTGATTTTTCAACTATCATGAAAATATACACCTCACAGTCATTGGCTGATACCCAGAGGATGATAGAAAAGAATGAGAAGGAGGTAAGAGACAGGGAGATGCAGGCACAGAGGGAGGCTAATGAGGTAAGGATGTCAGAGATAGAGAATGAATCAAGGATGCGTGAGGCAGAACTTGCCCAGAAGCAGGAAGCTAACATACGTGATAATGAGACTAAGATACTTATTGCGGGAATGTCTTCCAATGAACAGGCCTCTCCTGGCCCCGGATCTGATGAATTGCTGGAGAAAATAAGGCAGTTCAATGAAAAGATGAAGCTGGACAGAGAGAAACTGGCTCTTGACAAGACTAAGCATAATGATGATATAGCATTGAGAAAGAAGGAATTATCCTATAAAAATACTAAAAAATGACCAAACAGGATCTTGAACAGATAAGAAGGTATTTCCTCGAAAAAGGTATCAGGGACACTGACCTGAAAAAGGCTAATGCACTGGATGGTACTGAGATATGGGGAGTTGTACAGGGAGGAAAATCAGTAAAGATATCCATGAAGGATATACTGGTATTCCTGAAGCCTTTGATGGATGAAAATGACGGACTGTTCTGCGGATTCCATACATCTGAGGAGAACCTGAAGGGGTTATATCCTACAGCTAAGGAAGGGGCATATGCGTGGGTGATAACAGAGGAATTTCCTGATTACCCTGGAGAAGTATATACATACAGTCTGCTGCACGGATGGGTGGCTACTGGTGTAAAAGCTTCTGACAGTTCCAAGGTAGAGCTGGATGATTATATCAAGTCACAGGAGGTGGATGAAATCAGTAAATTACCTGATTATACGGCCTCCAGGGCTATTATGGATGGTTCCGGTAATATCATAGAAGATACATATGTAAGGAGGGATGAGCTGATAGACGGGGCTATAAAGGGAGATTCTTACCTCCCTGAATTCAATACCAGTGTATTTCTTATTACAAAGGAACAGGTACAATATCCAGGTTTCCTGAGGTCTACAATAAGGGCTATTTCAGGCACCGGATATGTAAGGGATACACTAGCTATGTTCGAGGTATACGGGCTTAATGAGGCTAGCCAGGAAACTCTGATACAGGCAAGTACAGAGTTACAGAATTCCCTTATGTTCGACATATCTGTATCTAAGTATAAGCTGATCAGGGTTAAAATATTTCAGGACCTTAAGAAGTCCATACTACTGTATACGCAGGATATTCCTGTAGTAAGGGACGGGATAGACGGGAAAAATGGAAAGGATGGAATAAACGGCATAAATGGCTCTGATGGTACTAATGGTACTAATGGTACTGACGGCCAGACTCCGTATATAGGGAGTAATGGTAACTGGTGGATAGGGGATAAGGATCTTGGCATTCTTGCAGAAGGAGTAGATGGAGCACCTGGTAAAGACGGGGAGACTCCTACTATAGAAATCAGCGACAATGATACGTGGATTATAAATGGGGTGGATACAAAAAGATCTGCTTCCTATACCCCTCATCTTCTGGCATGCAGAATGTATAATAACAAGAACATGAGCTATCCTCCTACTATACATGGGTATAAAAACTCCAAATATTTAAGGACTGTCAGTGTAAGCAGGTATAATGATATGATACGGATTTCTCTTTATCCGTCTTCTTCTATAACTGTATCCGATCTGTACTACAAGGTAGTCCGTAATGTTGTTACTACTACATATCCATTAATGGATTATAGATACACCACATCTGTAATAACCGGTATAACAGAAGAAAGGGATTTCGTATCTATAGTCATCGGTCTTTTTGACTTCAACGGAAATGCGAATTACCACGAGGAGAGAAGTGATATCATGATATATATTCCCTCTGTAGATAATCTTGACTACTTCTAATCCATCAGAATTATGAAGAATATACAACAGTTACTGGCAAAGGATAAAGAATCGGGGGAGTGGATACATATATACCCACTGTCATTTGTAGAGACTGTATATAATGGTGCTACAGGTGAAAGACTGGATAATATACTGTTCCATTTCAACTGTATTGCAGTTCCGTACAAAGGGACTATATATGATACCAGGAATTCTGTAAGGAAGCAATTCCGCAGGAAGGGTCTTGAGATTTCCTATATCATGACAGATGGTACCATAAAGATAGAAAGGTATACTGCCATGGTAGTAGACGACAGAAGCTGGGGAGACGATGAAAACTGGGAATCTGCCAGTAACAGGGATATTCCGAAAGGCAGTATTACCTCTGAATCTTTGTCCAGAGAACTTCTTGAGTATCTTGAAGGTGTGGTAGGTCAGAAGGGAGATAAGGGTGATCCAGGTGATGACGGGGAGGCAGCTACAATATCTGTCGGCACTGTACATACTGTACAGCCTAATGAAGAAGCTAAAGTGGTAAATTCAGGGACTCCGAACAAAGCTATGTTTGATTTCTGGATTCCCAGAGGAGTAAATGGCACCACCCCGGACCTGGAGGTTGGAAATGTTGAGACATTGGATCCTGGTACCGATGCTAGAGCTTCCATTACAGGACCTCTAGAATTTCCCAAACTGAATCTTTTTATTCCTAGAGGGGATAAAGGAGATTTCTTTTTTATGGTACTGAATACGAACAGCATCTTTGTAGATGCTTTCGGAATACCTTATCCCGGTGAATTACATGCTACCATACGAAGGATAGACGGGTTTGGGGACCAGTCTGTAATTCCCTGTTATTACCAGATAGATGAAAGTCTTGACGGAGTGGACTTCCATACTGTATACAGGTCAGGCTCCTCTCCTGAAAAGGAAATGACTCCTTTTAAACTTCCCGGCAATGATGAATGCCGCAGATGTTACATGATAAAGGCCTTCCTGGACCCCGGTTTTGACCTTGCCGTATCTGTTGAATACATATGGAGGGTAAAGGACGGGGAACCTAATACCCCTCAGGAGGTTATAGATATGCTTAAGGCTTATCTGAAAGAATCAGGAGCTAACCAGGTGGCTTTTATAACAGATGAAGGAGATCTTGTGGGAGGAGGCTCTTATGAGGAATTTGAAGAAGCAGTATTAAATGAATTACCTGATGCATTAAAATAAGACTGAGATGGATAAAATCTTACAGCAAATAGGAACGTTTCTAGGAAGAAAATTCAGTAAAATATATACTATTTTCAACGATAAGTATAATGAACTGGACAATAAAAAGGTAGACAAGGAGGAAGGTAAGGAGCTGATGCCTTCACCGGAAGGAGCTTCTGATACTGTATTTCTGTCTGAAACAGGATGGAGAGAAGTGAATACAGATAAGATCAGGACTCATGTCATAAGCATTTCTATTCCTTTTGATTCTGCATGGGATTTTAATGGCGCACAGGAGATTACCCTGGAAGAAGGTGATTATGACAGGGATGAGGCCAATTCATTTATATATGACTATTTCAGGTATAATAATCCCAATGTAGTAATAAGGAATACTAATACTACTACACAGTCTGCTCAAAAAGGTTATCATACTGTATGGAAGGTAGCCCTGGATACCATTGCAGAAGGAAGAGCTTTAAGACTTTATCTGGATATTCCTGAGAATCTGAGTTTTACCATGGCTCCTGAAAGAGATAGTGCCAGATTTACAAGATATTGTATTCTCCTCTATCTGTCTCAGGATGAAGAGAATCAGACCTATACACTCAATAGTATAGGAATACTTCCGAATGGTACTGACAGTTTCATCCCAAGGAAATACCTGGATGGTAAGTTAAGTGACATTACAAGTTCTTATCTGCCATTATCCGGAGGATTGATGACTGGTAATATAGCTTTCCCTGATGGTAAGGGACTTGGATCTGCTGTCGGCCAGTCTGATTTACTGGTAAGGAGTGGGAATATTGTAAAGCTAGGATCTGCCGGATTTTCTGCCAGATTATATGCTGAAAATCCTGTTGTCCGTGAGGGCCTGGAGGGGATGTTTACAATGTATGACACTTCGAATCTGGATATAGACAAGCCATTTGTAACTGATCTGTGGGCTGTATATGATACAGAAGGTAAAAATACCCAGAGTATAGCTGTGGATTTGTATAATCCTGTTACTAAGTCAGCCACTAAGGTATACAGGGAATTACTCCCTGTTACTGATACAAATATGGGTCTTATGACCCCTTCCTATAAGACGGCTCTGGACAGGCTTATTCCTTCGTCAGGGGAATCATTATCCATTTATGGTACTCCTGCTTCAACATGGCAGTTAACTCTTGGTACAGGCCCTAAACTGAAGAATTCAGGAGGTGTATTCGAACTGCGTGACAATTCTGATAATGCTTATACTGACCTTATCCTCAATAATATTACAATTAAGGGTAATGTTACCCAGGAAGGGTCATCATTCATAACAGAAGCTGAGACTGTAGAAGTATCCGATAATATTCTTCTTTTAAACAGAGGGGAGGTAGGATCCGGGGTTACAAAGGGAATTTCAGGTATACAGGTAGATCGGGGAGCCCTTACTGATTATCAGTTTATATTCGACGAATCTGATGACAGATTCAAGGTAGGGGTAGAAGGGGATTTATGGCCTGTGATGTTAAGGAACAATGAATCTGATCTTAGTGATAAGTTCTTCCTGTCATGGGATGCTTTCCTTAAAAGAGCAGTAACTACGAATGTTGTTCCTGAAACAGGGCTTCTCTTTTCAGGTGGAGTAAGTAATCACCCTGAATATGATATTACTGTAGCAGCAACTGGTAGTGGTAGTATTGGATTCGGTGCTTTACAAGCGAACACCCCATGGTCATGTACAATAGGATATAATTTAAATATCAGAGATGTGCCAAGTGCTGATATTCTGGACTTTGCCACATCATTGAATGCTTACAGGTATGATAAGCCTTCCGTATTAAACATGATATATTTTGATACCTATCTTAGCCCTAACAGTATAGAGCCATACGGAACCAGTAGTATATCACTGACTACAGGATCCGGTGATGATCTTATACATACTAAAGGAGGTCAGAATTATATCATCTATGATTCCAGTAATCTGAATATAGAAGAACTAGCTACTAAGGACGACATATCAGGCTTAGGTACTGTATACTATCCTTATAATGGCAGAGGGCAAATGTCTATAAGTGCAGATGGAAGGCCTGTATTATCTAATACTTATGGGATTCTTTTTAAGCAGACCAGAGGAGCATGGGTGGAAGGGATATACATGGGATCCGATAATAGGATTGTAGTAGGAGGGCCGTCAGGTACAAATGTTCCTGTAGTTATTTATAATAAGTTAAGTGTAGATTCAATATTGATTACTCGTGAGCAACTCGGATTATTGAGTTATCATCCAACAGATTGGACTGGAGTAAGTAATACACAAGTAGGAGTAGGCACACCAGACTCTCAACTGGTATTTAGATCAAATAGTTCTGATCTACTACATTATAGAGATAGTGTGCATTGTCTGATATTTGATTCTTATAATTTCTCAAGGAATCTCGGAACTACAAGCTTAAATAGTTCGTTTAATCATTTTCCGATGATGGCTGCTCAACCAACTAACAGTGATGCTACTACAGACAGAGGATACCCAATACAGCAAGCAGGATCTCTTATCGTCATTCCCGGAGTATATAATGGTTCAAGTCAAATTTATGGAACTTATGATTCTAACAGATGGTTTGTAAGAAGTGGATCACCAACATCAAATAATGAGAATGAACACACAGCTTGGAAGGAGTTAGCTACTACTACTCATTTGAGTGGTTATTTACCTCTTACTGGAGGTACATTAACAGGAAGTCTGAATATAGGAGATTCTTCTCAGAATGATTATAATTATATAAGGATACGTAGAAATAATTATACTTTTGAAACTACAGTATCAGAAGGTAGCGGAATATTATCTCTTGATAGTTCTAACAGTGGAGTAACTCCCACTATGTTAAAAATTTCCCCTGGAGGTCATGCTTATATTAATGATGAGGAGTTGGCCAAGGTGTCTCAGATCCCTTCCATGTCTGGCTATTTACCATTAACCGGTGGTACTATGAGTGGGAATATAAGAATTCCTTATACTTCCTGGATAGAACAGATTCATGCTTCTGGAAGTAATGCTACTCCTTTTATAAAATGGTTATCTGATGATGCTTCTATAATTATGGCCCAAATAGGCCATCATACTATGGGAGGTCCTGATGATACTGGAAGTATATATATAATACCAAGAGCTATAACTTCAACTCCGTGGGATGGGACTAACGGACTATTTATATATAAAGGCGGAGTAAAGATTGACGGAGAAGAATTAGCTAAAGTATCACAGATTCCTTCTACATCTGATTTTTTACCTTTGAGTGGAGGGGTACTAAGTGGTAGTGATAGAATTGTATTAAGAATTAATTCACCAAGTTCTGCACCTGCGGTCGATCTTATTTTTTCTATTGGTAACAGTATTAAGGGTAGTGTTGGATTTGAATTAGGTACACTTGGTGCTTTTTTATCAGATGACGTAAACGATAAAGTATTTTGTTTAAAAAATGGACCAGAAATTAGAACTAATTCAGGAACTTTAATTGGTAAGATACCTTATAAATCTGATTTAGATAAATATCTTCCATTAACTGGTGGTACTCTTACCAGAACAACATCGGGACCTACATTGTCTATTCAGAATACTTCTACTAATAAGGAAGCTTATATAGACTTTTATAGAGGAAGTGTAAGATGTGGATATATAGGAGCTGCTGCTACTAATACAGAAGATATGTATCTATTGGCATATGATTCTAGGAATATGTTTATTGGAACTGGTTATGGAACTACGAAACTTCTTTCTGGAGAGAACAATCTTCTTCATCAAAGAAATGGTACAGACTATACTATATTAGATACGTATAATATACAATCTCTTACCATTCAGTTTAATGGCACAACTAATACCACATATGCTCCCAATGCAGCTAAGACTGTAAATATAACACCTTCTGCTATTGGGGCTGCTCCAAGTTCACATGATCATTCCAGATTGTTAATGCAGGATACCAGAGATACTGCACTATACCCGAATAATGTAGGGACTAAGGTATTGAGAGCCATATTTACTAATAACATGATGCCTACCTCTGATTATTGGGGTGGTATTCATGTACATGGATGGAGTACAGACTATTCTTCCTGGGAACTTGTAGGATATAATGGGAATGGGGGTGTACCTACAAAGGGTCTTTATTTTAGAACTGGTATACTTTCTACCTGGAACTCTTGGAAACGTGTTGCATTTGCTGATGAAATTCCAACTTCACTGCCAGCCTCAGATGTATATGCGTGGGCAAAAGCACCAAGTAAGCCTTCTTATTCTTGGTCTGAGATAACAGGTAAACCAAGTACCTTTACTCCGTCAAGTCACATACATACAGCAATTCAAGGGACTTATACAGGTTCTGGAGGGTCTCAGCCACCAAGTTATGTTACAGCAGGAACACTAAGAGCTAATATGATGTATTATAATATGTCAGAAGGTCCTTACTGTGACTGGATAATGATGGATACATATACCGGATCTGATGTGCCTTATGTCACTATGATAGGGGTGACAAAGACTGCAACTCCAAGAGCTTTTATTGCTTCCGGTCCTAAAGGTAATACAAGTACCAGTTCCTGGGTAAGAAAAGAACTTGCTACTTTAAATGATCTTACATGGAGTAATATTACAGGAAAACCATCATTTTCTACCGTAGCTACATCCGGAAGTTATAATGACTTAAGTAATAAGCCTTCTATTCCAAGTGCTGAGACAGCTGCTACTATTATGTCAAAAATTAACTCTCAGTCTGAAATTACTTTCAGTAAGCATGTGGTATGTTCAGCTGGAGCAGGTACTTCTTCTACATCTGATATCAGATTTAAGAACAATATCACCCCCCTGGCCCCTGTATTGTCACATGTTCTTGGATCACCCGGATTCTTCTATACATGGAAGGATGAGGATGAAGTACTGGTAGGGACATCGGCTCAGTATTGGGAAGACAGGATTACAGGGCTTGTAAGGGAGATAAATGATGAGAGTAAAACCAAAACATTCTCCTATGAGAGATATACTGTTATATTACAGGAAGCTCTTAAAGAGGAACATATGCTAAGAGAAGCAGAGAAGGAAGAGTATAGGAAAGAGATTTGTTCTCTGAGAGAGGAATTGGAAGATTTGAAAAAACTAATACAGAAACTGTTATGAGCAAGGAATTTCTGACTGTCATGGATGCTTCCAATAAACTGGGACTTCCGGGCAGTACAAACACATATACCTTTATAACAAAAGGAGCAGCTATTACTGCCGGAGCGGATCCTGATCTTCTCACCGGATATGGATATAATGATTTTCCTGTGGATGATGATATAGTTAGGAAAGTGGATAATATGGAAGTGTTAAATAGCTTCCTTTCTGCCAGAAGTGTCTATTGCCGTATAGGTGTTGTGGCAGATCCTGATGATGAAAGAATTCCATTTGTTTATGCAGCCTCTGATTTTAAAAATATCACTTTCGGAGTTGTGGTTAATGGTACAATGGTTACTACATCTATATCTCTAATCAGTTCTACTAGATATTGGTACAATATAGCTACTACGGCTTTGTCAGGTAATTATCTATTTTGTTGTAGTGGATCTTCTTCAAATGCTAATACGCAATTTAGAATATATAAATTAAATACATCTAATAATACTCTTACTGCTATAGCTGCTTATACTGGTAGTAATTTTAAATACCCAAGAAGTTTTTCTTTTGCAGAGAAGATTGGTAATTATCACTATGCATATTTTGATGTTTCAGGAACGTATAGGAGTGTAGCTAGATTATATGTAAATGAGACTGATGATTCATGTTCTTATACTAAAGGAGCGGATGTTAGTCCTATTATGTATTCTCAAGTTCTTACTAAAGAATCTAATGGTAATTATGCTACATTTGCTAAAGCAGAGACTGGTAATATGTATATAAGAATTAGTAGTAATTGGGATTATCATTCTACTCAAACATCAAGTCTTTCTTTATCATACACTCCAATAACTGAATTTTTTGTCAGATGCTTAATATACGGAGGCAATAAGTGTATAAATGTATCTCAATCTGCTACTCTTAAATATCCTTGTTTATGTGAGATATATAGTGGTACTATAGTAAAAAATTTCGGAAGTGTAGGAATACAGCCAGAATTAATTAATTATAAAGGAGATATATGGTGGACAGAACTAAATAGCTCTGGAAATACATATAAAAAATTAACATAAGTGTATAACAATTAAATACTGTATTAATAAATGGCTAATGAATTCATTACAGAGACTGACTTAGATAGCTTGTTTACCAAAACAGCTCCTACAAAAGCAGATACTATTCAGGGGGGGGGGGATGTTGATACAGTCAGGACTTAGTAACTTTAATACTGGTAATATGACTGCAGTAGTATCTTTTCCGAAAACATTTCCTACCAAGTGCTGTATGGTACAACTTACTCCTAACAACTATTACGGCCACTGGGCCAAAGGAGATGTTCTAACTATCAAATCTTTCTCAAATTCCTCACTTACAGTGGAATTAGTAGGAACTGCTCCGGTAAGTAACAGAAATGAGTTTTTCTGGCTGGCAATAGGATATTAATAGCTTAAACACTTTAAATCAGATAGCTATGACAATGACAGGAATTGACTTTAAAATGCGGAGAGGCCTTATATGGCTCTCAGAAAATGGTAAGGATATCAGGGAATCTGTTGAAGAGATCCTTACTGAGGCAAAATCTGCGAATGCTGAACTTACGCAGATCACAGGATCTTTGGCATCTGTAGAAGCAGATGTGGCAGAAATTGCCAGTACTGCCACTGATACCAAGGATAATACAGACACCATGAAGGCTTCACTGACTTCACTGGATACTAAAGCTGGGCAGACCAATACAAAACTGGATACTGTTATTTCAAAACTTGATACCTTGAATACCAGTATCACATCCCTGGCTGCCAAAATAGAAGCTGTTATTTCTGCTGTAAATACTCAGGGGGCAGCTATTGTGTCTGCTATACAGAGTACAGGAGGGGGAGCGTAGGACATAAAATCTGTTTAGATTTATTTGTTATATCTGTGTAATGTATTATATTTGTCATAATAAATAAATGTGATATATGTCTGTCAGCTCTAAAATACTGGTAATATTTCTGGTTCTTACAGGACTTATAGCTGTTATAGCTGTCAAGGATCATAAGATAAAGAAATTATCAGATGCTGTTTCGAGGCAGGAGGTTAACCTGAAGGCTTATGATTCAGAGAACAGTTTACTGGAATCTGAGAACAGGGCTTTCAAATATACTATACAGGAGTATAAATACAGACATGATTCTGTTCTGTTTAAGCTTCGTCAGGTCCAGGAGGAGCTGGGAATAAAGGATTCGAAGCTTAAACAGGTTCAGTACTTGCTGACACAGTCTGCACGTACTGATACTGTTTTTATGGCAGATACAATATTTAGTGATAGTTTCGTCGAAGCTGACACTGTGATAGGTGATAAGTGGTTTTCTGTAAGATTAGGATTACATTATCCTAATCTTATTTCAATATCCCCTTCATTTGTAAGTGAACTGAGTATATTTACAAGTGCCAGAAAAGAGACTATTAATAAAAGGAAGAAGTTTTTCCTATGGAGATTATTTCAGAAAAAACATACTGTTCTCATCACAGATATATATGACAGTAATCCATATTCCTCTGTTAAGAAAAGTAAGTTTATAGAAATAGTTGACTAACCTGTATGTGTACAAGAAAAGAATTATATCAGATAATGGTTATGGAAACTGAAGTTACTTTAGCTCTCATAGGATTTGCTACTTCTATCACCTCAGGAATTATTTCCTACAGGGCAGGGAAGGGGTCCAGGAGACGGGATAATGCAGAGGCATCGGCGGCTGAATATGAATCCCTGAATAAAATGAGGGAATTCTATACTCAGACACTTGAAGCCGTAAATTCCCGTATGGAAGAACTGAGTGCCCATGACAAGAACAGCCGTAAGAAGAAATATATTCTCAGGTCTATTATAGACTGGCTATCAGGAATTGCTTGTAAGGACACCCACTGTGATAAGAGAGTTTCCCTGTCACAGACTGAGATCGATGCTATTACTAATGAATCCAGTATAGTAGAATTTAATATCAAACAGGATGGAGATAAAAGTAGAGAGGACATTTCTGGGCAGTGATTACACTGTAGGGAAGTAATGCCTATCTGACTAATTTCGTTA